GATGCGAATCTCATCAAGATCAATGCTTACAGACACATTGGTCTCATTATCATCTGGACAAACAATATTTACATCAACTTTTTCACCAACTGATTTACCACGAATATTTAAGAACAAATATTCAATATCAAAGGTAGGTAAAGTCTCAACTTTAATGTCTTTTGTATGAATACAATTCTTGATGACTGTTTTGATTGCTGTTGTAATTTGCTTTGTATCTTCACTTTCTAGTGCAATAACTAAAAGTTTTTCTTCTTTTACTAAAAATGGACGGTATTTAATTGTTTGGTCTGTGGACGGCAACTCAAGTTCATAAGTTGGTGTAGAAATCTTTGGTAAAGGCATAATGTCTTATAAAAATTCAGATATGATTATTTAGAGGGTCAAATTATACTTCTTCCAGAAAAAGCAGTCTGAACAGTATTTCCAGAAGCATTTGCAACAGCAAGATTAATTCCATTAGTGGTGGTTGCTGGAACATTAACACCAAGATTTTGATTAGAGGTAAATCCTGTTGTTGCATTATTAGTATTTGCTTGTTGAAATGGATTACTAATAGCACCAGCACTAGATGAATTGGATTGTTGTGTAACCGGAGGAGCTTTGTCTATGTAATATCTAACATATGAAAAAGCAACCGAACATTTTAATAATGATGCAGTATCATATGAAACAGACATTGAATTGATTGAGATTGGAAATGCATCTACAAAACTGTACATTAGTTGACTAGCTCGTTTATTAGCTTTAGAACTTGTCACAGTGCTTTTTTCAAACTTAATTATTGAGAGATCTTGTTGAGCAATATAATTAACTGGATAATTCATTCTATAAAAATATTCTTGGGATTTAACTCCAGGTCTGTTTTTTTCGGTAGGAACAAATGACTCTCCTACAATATACTTTATCCAAGTTTCAAAATATCTAATCGCAAGATAATTATCAGCATCAACATAAAAAGACAAATCAATTCTATCATCAAATTGTCTTCTATATGCGTGTTTGTGAGTAGAACCGTGATAATCTCCGGTGATACTATGAGTTGCTAGTTGAGATCCGGGAAGTATTGCTTCACAACAAAGAAGTTCTAATTTTTCCTTATCATACGTCACACCATTATCTCTCAGATATTTATCAAATCCACCCGCAGATCCTCCATAGTTTGGTTGTGGAATAGATACGACAAAATGAGATGTTGTTGCAGGATGTAGAAGTTTGCTCTTTATTTCATCTACATTTACAATTTTTACTGATGCCATCTATAAATACTTGTACTTATATATTATGTAGTTAGGAAATGTCAAGAGACGGAAAATACCATCAGGGTAGATTTCACCCTCAAAATCCGCAGAAATATAAAGGAGACGTAAATAACATTATATACAGAAGTTCCTGGGAACTGAAATTTATGCAGTGGTGTGATAGAAATGAAAATATTATGGAATATGGTTCAGAAGAGTTTTGGATTCCTTATGTTTCTCCGGTAGATAATCGTGTTCATAGATACTTTCCGGATTTTATCATCAAAGTTAAAGAAAGTGATGAAAAGATTAAGACTTATGTGATAGAAGTAAAACCAAAAAGACAAACAGTGCCACCTAAACAAAAATCAAGAGTGACTAAATCTTATCTTTATGAGATTCAGACATACGCAGTCAATCAATCAAAATGGAATGCCGCAGATGAATGGTGTAAAGATCGTAAATTGGAGTTTAAGGTAATAACCGAACAGGAATTATTTGGTGAAAAATAATGGCAGAAGGTTTCGGTCAATATGTAAGTGTGGGAAAACTTCCTCCCAGAATGGTAGAATTAAGAAAAAAAATCAAGGAATCTGGTAGTAATGATCCAGAAGACCTGATGATGGTGATTATGGAAGTTCTAAAGGAAGAAGTATTATATCCAGAGCCAGGAAAGTTTTATACTTTTTTCTATAATGCAAAAACACCAAAATTAGAATATGACCAACACCCATTAATTGCTTGTACTTCACTGGAAAAATGGGGGTTTAGAGGAATGAACTTTCATTGGAGAAAATCAAGACAATATACCTGGGAAGAAGTGGTTGGAAAACTTCACGTCATTAAATATGATGAGTTAGATGAAATGCTTTCTATACCTTATGCAAAATTCCGTCTAAATAAGTAAAACTCTCTGTGTCTAATGACATCAGCTACATCTCCTCAGGCAAAACCAAACGTTGGAACTACTCCCACCATAATACAATCCAAAGTTACGGAGATTGGAAAAAGCACTGATGGAAACAGGCAATTTAAAACAGAGATACAAAAAGTAGAAGGTAGTACAACAACGACTATAGGAACTATGGATGCTGCTGGAAAGGTGACTCCAGCAGCAACTGCAAATGCTGCTGAAAAAACAGCACTTGCAGATGTAAATAGTCCCTTAAGAAAAGAAGTAACAAAACAAATAAAAGATCCTATAGTAGAAAAAAATTTGGGAGTAACTACGGAGCAAGATAAAAAAGCACTGAATACCGCAACTGGATCTGGTGCCGCAAAAAATACTGCTCCTATTAATCCAGAGGATAAAAAAGATCAGCCTACTGCCACTCAGGATCAAAAAAATGCTGTGAATAAAGAGAATGCTACCTTTAGAGATGGAACAAGACTTTCATATAGTCAGGATATGAAATATCCTTTAGATTTAAAATCAGAATTACAAGATGTGATTAAGTTTTCAATTTTAGAATATTCTCCATCACTTTCAAAAGAAAATCAACAGGATTCTCCAACCGGTCAATTTGGAAGTTCAAAAAGTAGATCGGTGCAACTTAAGGGTGGTGGAGTAAAGGGATCTAAAATAATAGGAGTAATCACTTTACCAATTCCTGCACGAATTGGTGATAGCAATACTGTTGATTGGGGAAAGGGTGAACTAAATTCCCTTGATGAAAGTCTTGCCGGGCTCGCACAAGGATTTTTTGATGGTGGAGTAGAGGGTGCTGGAAAATCTCTTGATAATACAAAAAAGGATGTGCAGGGTGCAACTAAAAGTGGAGATTTGTCGGCAGCACTTAAAAGCATTTTTATGACCCAAGGGATTAATGCTTCTGCGGCAAAAAGAGCATATGGTTCTGTTATAAACAATAATGTAGAACTTCTCTTTGATGGACCAAGTTTAAGATCCCATTCTTTCACTTTTTTGTTTTATCCAAGAGACCCAAAAGAAGCAATAATGGTAAGAAAAATCATTCGTGCATTTAAACAATCAATGTCAGTAAAACGAAGTGAGAGTTCTTTGCTTTTAAAACCACCACATACTTTTGCGATTCAATATATGACTTCAGGACAAAAAGCACATCCATACTTAACCAGATTTAAAGAATGTGCCCTAACTTCTTGTAATGTTGATTATACTCCTGACGGAACATATATGACTTATGGTGGAGAGGAAAAATCAATGACTGCATATAGTATGGGATTATCATTCTCTCTACTTGAACCAATCTTTGATGATGAGTATGGTGAAGACGACACCAATATAGGTTTCTAAAATGGCATCTTATTTCAGACAAGTTCCAAATTTTGAGTATGTAAGTCGGATTGCAGGATCCAAAAACATATCAGATTATATTGCAGTCAAAAATCTTTTTAAAAAAGGAAAAATAAGAGATGATATTTTTCAGGAACTTGCGTTTTTTGAAAAATATAAAATTGTTGGTAATGATAGACCGGATAATGTTGCTTTTGAAGTTTATAGAGATTCAAAATTAGATTGGGTGGTTCTTTTAGCAAATAATATTCTCAACATTCAATCAGAATGGCCTCTTCTACAGGATGATTTTGATCGATATTTGGTTGAGAAATATGGTGATTATAATACTCTTTATAATGGTATTCATCATTATGAAACTTCTGAAATTAAAAATAGTCAGGGAGTTACGATTGTTCCTTCAGGTTTTGAAGTGAGTTCTCCATATACAATAAGTTATTATGATTACCTTACAAGTCTGCAGGTAGATACAGGAAACATAGCAGTTCCGGTGACGAATTATGATTATGAAATCAAACTAGAAGATGCAAAGAGAAATATTTTCTTACTTAAAAAAGAATATCTCGGTATTATTACAAACGATATGCCCGAGATTATGGAATATAGAGAAGGTGCCACTCAGTATGTGAGCAGCACCTTAAAAAGAGGAGATAATATTAGACTTTACAGTTGATTATTCTTCTGCTAATTTTTGAAAATATGAGAGGGCATCATCCTCATC